CTGGCGCAGCGGTTCAGTCATAAGAAAAGAGCGCAAAACAGGCGGTCGCTTTTCTTACCAGATAAACCCGATGCCGTTCGGGTGCGGCAATCCACTTACCAACATGTTTAACCAGCTACTGAAGGAAGCCAGAGCATGAGCGCCATCAACCACCAGGAATTACGCGAACTGGCAACTGACCTTCAACGAATGGCAACGCATCAAAAATTACTGGCGTTTCGCGCAATGCTCTCGCCGTCTGCTGTGCTGGCACTGCTGGATGAGCTGGAGCACGCCAAAACCACGGCTCCTGCCATTCGCCTGACGCTCCATCATGAAATCGCTGATTTCTGCGCAACGCTGGGGGCACCTGGCGAACCGGAAACGCCGGAAGCAATGCAGCAAGAGCTGCTGCAACGCATTGACAAGGTTTTTGATTTTTTTCTGAACCAGTAAGAAACCAGAACATGCACACACAAAAAAACCGCTTGCCATGCCGCAATCGGTCAGGTTACATTTCCGCTGCACCTCATAAAACGGGTGCCGGGATTCTCAACCCGATACAGAGCAAAGCGCATAACCGCGCCAGCGGTTTTTTTGTGCGTACTGTATTGCCACGTCTTTTTCGCGTCAGAATTATGGCGGGGCGTACGGGGCCGACTTCGGTCGGGCCGGATTCTTTGCTCTCCGGTGTTGAGAACCCTGTACGTCTCGCCACCCCGAGATTCTCAACTCTGGATGGTGAGCTATTTCTATCACCGAGCAAAGAGGCCACACCATGGCAAACCGCAAACAACAGCGCGCATACGCTGCGCGTCGTCACATCCAGACTGAAATCAACCGCAGACTTTCCCGCGCATCACGCGTCGCGCAAATCATGCACATCAATATGCTGCATGAGCGCAGCCACGCACTATCAAACATTTATTCCGCCTCTGTTTTCAGCTATCTGGCGGATGATCTGCACGAGCTTCAACAGCTCATCCAGCAGCAAAACAAACTCCATTAATTCCTGTTCCGGGCCTTTCCTGCACCTTGCGGCGGGAGGCCTTCGCACATCTGTAGTAAAGAGAATTGCAGCATGATTGACGCTCATGACTTCACAAGATGGGTGCGCACACAGGACACCCGTCTGGCTCCCGTTCTTCAGGGATTATTTGATCTCTACATCCGTGGCCGTGACAACAGAGCACGCACCACAAAACCAGAGAATGCAGACACCCTTTATTTCACAGTAGACGACTGCTACCGCGTGGACTTCACACCACACGGGCTGGCGTTGCACTGCCTGACACCACACGGCGAATCACTACTGGCGTATTACGACTCCCCGGCCTCCGTATTTGCGGCAATGCTGGCGCATCGCACTGCTGGCGGGTGTGCCTCGCTGAGTGAATACACCGCTGAATTTAACCGCCTTTCCACCCTCTTCTCGCAGGAGTGGCAGCGCGTGACGGGATACCAGCCATGAGTGAGTTTGCATGGAGCTGGAATGAACCACGGCCAGCCATTGATCCAGCCAGATTTACGGAGCACAGGCAGGAAACTGAAACCGACCTGCAACGCGCCATCCGTTACTACCTTGAGGCGGACAAAAGGGCACAGAAAGAACAGGAAGCGAAGGAAGAAGCCTTTTTCGCACAATCCGCCATGGGTAAAAAACTCATGGCATCCCTTGAGGAAGCCGGACAGCGTGAAAAGCTGGCACAGAGCATCATCAGTAAGCGCCGGGCAACAGAACAAGACCCGGTAGCCCGTGCCTTTGCCACACTGAAGGCGCTTCCCGTTTATCTGCGAGAACCTCTGAGCCGCCACCTCTCTTTCCTGCGCAAGAAGCAGGAAGCCGATCGTCAGAAAGGCAAAAAGAGCTGGCAGGCGGAACGCTATGCACGCGGAACCCTGCGCAAAATATTCGAACGTCTGGACCGCACCGACAGCCGCTGGCTGACACCGGGTTATCGCTCCCTTGCCGGACGCGAACGCCTGGACGATTTACTTTACCTGCCGCAGCTCAACAAACACCAGATACAGACGCTGGCCACCATGACGGCGGCGATGTTCAGCAGCACCTTCGAAAAACTCTGCGATGGCTTTGGCGCGACTGATGGCGAACTGACCATGGATGTAACGCTGAAGGCGTATCAGATGCTGGCCCGCATGGCGTTACACCTGCACGCCATGCCTCCACATTATGACGCACTGACAACAGACAAAGACCGAAGGAACGAACCGGACACGGAGCTGCTGCCGGGCGCAATCCTTCGCCTGACTTGTGCGGAATGGTGGAAACGCAAACTGTGGCTGTTACGTTGTGAGTGGCGGGAAGAACAACTTCGCGCCGCCTGTCTGGTTTCCAGAAAAACATCGCCCTATCTGAGCCAGGACGCGTTAAGCGAGTTTCGCGCACAGCGCGAGAAAACACGCGATTTCCTGAAAAGTTTCATGCTGGAAAACGAAGACGGGTTCACGATTGATCTCGAGACAGTGTATTACGCGGGAGTAAGTAACCCGGTTCACCGTAAGGCAGAAATGATGGCCACCATGAAGGGGCTGGAACTTCTGGCCGAAGCCCGTGGCGACAAAGCGGTGTTTCTGACTGTCACCTGCCCGTCAAAATACCACGCCACAACAGAGAACGGTCATCCGAATCCCAAATGGAACGGGGCCACCATGCGCGACTCCAGCGATTACCTGGTTAACACGTTTTTTGCGGCGGTCCGCAAGAAACTGAACCGCGACGGCCTGCGCTGGTATGGCATCCGCACGGTGGAGCCTCACCATGACGGCACCGTGCACTGGCATATGATGGTCTTTGCTCATCCGGAAGAAATCGACACCATTGTGTCCCACACCCGTGATATTGCCATTCAGGAAGATCGTCACGAGCTGGGTGATGATATTACCCCACGCTTTAAGGCGGAGTACGTCGACGGCTCAAAAGGCACACCGACCAGCTACATCGCCACCTACATCGGGAAAAACCTGGACAGCCGTGCCGTGGATGGCATCGACCCGAAAACGGGCAAGCCACGCGTTGACCACGAAACCGGAAAATCAATGGCCGAGAGCGTGGAACGCGCCATCGGCTGGGCGCGCCTTCACCGGGTCCGCCAGTTCCAGTTCTTTGGTATCCCTTCCCGTCAGGTGTGGCGTGAGCTGCGTCGCCTTGCCAGCCAGATGGCACGCAACCCGGAAGGCCCACAACGGCTGAAGGATGACGCAATGGATGCGGTTCTTGCTGCCGCTGATGCCGGATGTTTTGCCACCTACATAGAGAAACAGGGCGGCGTACTTGTTCCACGCAAGGACTACCTGGTTCGCACCGCCTACGACCTCGCAGATGAACTGAATGATTACGGCGAACAGAGCGTACAGATTTACGGGATCTGGTCACCACTCATCGGGGAATCCTCTCGTGTGTGCACGCATCCGGATAACTGGAAGCTGGTAAGACGTAAACCGGAAACGGAAGACAGCGCCCGCGAAAATGGTTTTGACCTTCAGGGCGGCCCTGCCGCCCCTTGGACTCGTGGCAATAACTGTCCCCGTGTACAGGAAACAGGCAACAGCGGGACAGAACAGTCGGAAGAGCAACCAACACCGTGGACGCAGATCCCTGACGGCGTTGATGTGGATGAGTGGATGCGCTCACTGAAACGGCACGAACGCCGGGCGCTGATGCGTTCGCTGCGTGACAAACAGGCAAAAAACAGCAGTGATGAAATGCAGAACTGGACACAGAGCCGCAAACAGCCACGGCCTTTGCCTGATAACCACGAGTTACTCGCTAAAGAATGGCGGGAGTCTGCCGAATCTCTCGGCCTGCATATCGGTGAACAGCAGATGCAGCACCTGTTACGGGGCGGCACTCTGTACGTTGACGGCAGCATCATTGCACCGCAGGGATTTGAAATTGTACGCAAACCGGATACCCGCCCGGACAGCCGAATCACGCAGCTCTGGCAGCGCCTGAGCCGTAATCACGGCGTAAGCAGCACGGAGATCCGCCATAACCCGGTCGCCAGCTATCTGGAGCAGCTCGGGGCATCAGACCCCGAAGCCGCCGCACGCCTGGCATCCACAATTCAGCAGGACCAGAACACCATGAAAACTCCCGTTACCGTGCTTTCTGACATGCTGCGCGCCATCCGTGACACAGAGCACGCACAAAGAATCAATGCAACCACTGAACGCGCCCGCCGCAAGGCTACTTTGCTCCAAAAGAGAGGCAAACAGCACTTTAGTAATCAAAATGATGATGAGAAAAAACAATTACAAAGTTGGATATGCCTTTTCCATCATGAGGGATGAGATGTGAATCGCTAACCGAATATTGTGTTGAATAGAATGCAATTGATATAATTCCCCTTAATTCATTGAAAACTGGATTTTTTGCATAACTATGCAAATATCTATGGACGGCGACGATGTTTTTTATCGGGAAAACTCAAGTGCCATGTTAAGATTATGTTTATTTTTTACTGAGAAAATCGTGGATGACAAAGCCTTCTCATTTTAGAACCCCTCTTCGTTATCCGGGAGGTAAGGCAAAATTCTTGCCACATATTGAACAAATACTCCGCAACAATGATCTCATTGGTGGATGTTATGCTGAACCTTATGCAGGTGGAGCCGGTGTAGCATTAGGTTTGCTCCTTAACGGTCTTGTTGAAAATATCTTCATAAATGATATTGATCCTGCCCTTTATTCTTTTTGGTTTGCAGTGGTTAATCATAACGATCTGTTATGTGAAATGATTGATGAAGTTCCTGTGACTATTGAAAATTGGCATACTCAAAAGGAGATACTCCTAAACAATGATAAATATAGTATGCTTGAAGTCGCATTATCTACTTTCTTTTTAAATAGAACAAACCGTTCAGGAATACTTAAGGCTGGCGTTATTGGAGGGAAAGAACAAAAAGGACCATGGAAGTTAGATGCAAGATTCAACAAAAAAGAGTTAATTAAAAGGATTGAACTAATTGGTGCATATAAGGAGAAAATTTACGTATCGAATTTTGATGCTGTAGATTTTCTGCTACACCAAAAAGCATTGCTACCCCAGAATAGTCTAATATATCTTGATCCACCTTATTATGTTAAAGGAGCAGAGTTATATAGAAATTTTTATAAACATGATGATCATGTAAAAATCGCTAATACACTACGGGAAATTCAACTACCTTGGGTTGTGTCTTATGACAATGTGCCTGAAATAAAAAGCATATATCATGAATTCAACATGACTGATTATACGCTTAATTATACTGCACAAGATAAGAAAAAAGGTCTAGAAATTATCATTTATAATCATGGTATAAAAATCCCTGACATTTAAATTTAAGGATGATATAGATGATTAAAGAAATTAGTTTTAAAAAATTTAAGAAACTGATAGATATTGACTTCTCATTCAATGAAGACATCAATATAATATCAGGAACCAATGGGACATGTAAGACAACATTGCTTCATTTAATTAGCAATGGTTTCCAAATGCCACCATCTCGATCACAAAATTATTCAAATAGTAATTGTGTTAGAGTTATAAAATCTATAAACAAAATAGCCAACCCCAAAATGGAAGCAATTGTTAGGGAATCAAAAAATTACACCGATCCGGCAGAGGGAACAAAAGGTGTGTTATTTTCTATTAACTATTTGGATCATAGCACACTAGACTTCAGAAAGCACAACTCAAAAAATCCAGACGAAGCGCAACGGTATGCTATCAAACCAGTATACCCACGCGGAAAAGAAAAACAATCACTTCCAGCTAAACCAGTTTTATATCTTGGATTATCGCGACTATTCCCGATTGGTGAAACTAAAGACGACGCCCTTACAAAAATTCCGTTAAACCTACCAGAAGAGTATGTTGGTTATATATCGAAAATATATAATGAACTTTTGGGCATTAATATTATAAATATAGAATCAAACAATATCGGAGATTTTAAAGCTGGCCCATTATTTGATACCGATAACCCAGCAATTGATTCTAATACCATATCATCCGGGGAAGACAATATATTCATTATAATCAAGGCATTAGTTAGCCTTAGGTATTATTTTGAATCACTTATTCAATCCACTGATCAAAAAGAAAGCATTCTGTTAATAGATGAATTTGATGCCACTTTACATCCTTCTTTACAGATAAGATTATTAGATAAAATTTATCAATACGCAAAAGATTATAAGATTCAAGTATTTTTCACAACGCACAGTCTGACATTGCTAGAATATGCTTTTCATAAAAAATACCATGTTGTCTATCTAATTAACAATATTACAAAGGCTCTGCTTTTAGATAATCCTGATATATTAAAAATAACAATGTATCTGAAAACACAAACAAAGGATGAGATATACACAAGGAACAAGATACCAGTTTTCACGGAAGATGAAGAAGCTCGCTTTTTATTTAATGAAATACTTGGTTATTGGATAAGCAAATATCCAAATTTTGCTATAGTTAGTAATTCATTTCACTTAATTGATTGTTTCATTGGTGCAGACAATTTAAAAACTATTTTTAATGATTCTCATCTTAAGGAAACCTCGTTAAAATCAATTTGTATTCTTGATGGAGATCACAGCCCTGAGGATCAGAGAGGAATTATATCACTGCCGGGTGAAAAAGCTCCAGAACAATTGATATTTGAGCATTGTGAGCACCTTTATAATACCGACGACTCTTCCTTCTGGGAAAATCAGGATATAATTAACAATGGTTTTTCGAAAGAGTTATACTTACTCAAGATACGTCCTCAATTACAATCAATTGAAACTGAAATTCAGAAAAGAAAAGACAACCATGAGTCTACATCCGGTTTAAGAAGAAAATTAAATAAGAAAATATTCAATCAGCATATTGAATTCTTTAGAATGATTACAAGAAACTGGTTAGACAAACCAGAAAATCAGAAATCTCTCCAGTATTTTTACAATGGATTACGATCCTTATTCTACCGGGTTACACCAACAAACGGCATTGACAGAAAAATTTGGGATTTTGACTATAACAAAATCATTAAAGAGGATAAATAATGTATTCTAATAGAATATAAACATCAAAGCTATATTTTTTACACATATCAAGAGTAAAAAATAATTTAACTTTATACATAACGACCTCTTTTACAAATAAGTAGAAAAGGTCGTTATAACTCTCATCTCCATAGCATGTAATTTTCTTTGCATATTTTCACATAACAGTCAGGGATGTATTTATAAGCAACGTCGTATACATAGGCTCAATTTTTCTATAAATAAACACTCCGTTCGGTTTGCACAATAGTGCACAAATTTGCACAATTTTTTTGAACGACTTTTTGCCCTTCCGGCCCGCATGGCGGCTGGATCCGTCAAGGATCCGTGCGTGCACAAAAAAACGCGTTTTTTCTGCGCGCAAGTGACGGGGGAACAGCCCGCGTTTCAGGGGGTAAATAGCATTCCCTGAACGATGTCGCAGAGATACAACAGAATGGCTGTATTTCTCACGCTGAGCGTGAAAAAGACGTGAGGGCTTTTGATTTGATGGGGTGAAAGGTAAGGCCGTCAAAATCGCACTGAGACGGCGAGAACATGCAGTCAACGCGGTGGGATTGCGTAAGAGTCTGACTGTCGATGATGGCAATCAGCAGGAAAGCGTCGTGAAATTATCTGACTGATACAGGAGCTGGAGAGTCGGGGCATAAATTTTTTATGCCCCGGCGAAGCAGCAGACAAGCGAAGCGCGTCAGGATGTGGGCTGGGTGTCTAACAGTGCGTAAGGGTTAAAGCGGATCACCTCTTCGCCAAGCCAGTCATTGATGTGCTTCATGGCCTCCATGACGGGCATCAGCTCGTTAATTGCGTAAACCCGCGCGGCCTTCTCCACATCACCAAACGCACTTTTTTCACCCGGCATCGCCCCCATCAGTTGCGGCGGAACGCGGTGCGCAGCCAGCACATCATCACGGGATGCCGCCTTAACATTCATGAACTCATCCTTTGCGGTGATCTGCTGGAACGGCAAAATTTGCACCCCCTCTTTGCCCCCGTTGGGCGCATGAATGAGCACGTTTTTAAACGCACCACCACCACGTGCCCCCTGTAGCGTTTCTTTCAGGGAGTCCATGCTTTCGCGGTTTACCTGCGCTGCACCGATGTAGATGACGCACCCGGCGTGGGATCCGTTGTCGTAATACAGTTTTCTGAACATGTCCGCCGAATGAGACAGGCTGGCCGAGAGTAATGCGCCAAGATATTCCGGCATGCCGTAGATTTCCTGGTTAATATCCGGATTCATCAGGTGGCACACTTTGCCAGGGCGAAACTGGAACGCGTCCTTGCCATCCTGCACATACCACCATGATTCAAGATCGCTTCCGCGTCGCATGTATTTCGCCAGGGCGTGCCGTAATTTAAGCGGTTCACCGAGCATATTGCTTCGAAGCTCAAGGAATGCGTTACCGAACACAAACCAGTCCAGCGCCAGCGCCGAGAAATCCTGCCGGGAAAGCAGCGGGTGCGGAATATAGCAACCGAGCAATACATTGCGCTTAAAGTAAAGCGCAGACTGATGCCAGGACGTTTGCCGGGCAGCTCTTGCCAGACCGTACCAGTCCACCGGGGTTTCATACCACCGCCCGTTATCAGCACAGTACATATTGTCCAGCAGGTCATGCCCGGTCAGGCGATAAGGACCATCAAATGTGAATGCACTGAGCGATGATTCTTTCCTGAGCGCATCAGCGAGATCAATGCGTGAACTCATGCGCACTTTTTTATTTTTTCTGCTCATCAGAACTCCATAACCGTGAAACGCTCGTTTTCTCCTTCGCCGCCAATCGGTTCGTTAATGACAGCAAGCATGGTTGCCCACGCAAGGTCGCCGTGGCTGATCCCCCTCGCGCGGTCCGTTTCGTAAGTGATAAAGCCGCCCGGTGTTTTCACCTTACGCACGGCGTTAAAGGCCGCGACCAGCTCGCGTTCGGCGCGATCGTATTCCCACCGCCCGGCACGCATTATTTGCAGCATTTTCAGTACCAGCGACCGTTTTGATGACAGCGTGAAGGTGTACGGAATAGCGGCAGGGAAAAACCGTTTCACTATCTGATAAACAGCCTCCCCGTTCCCGCCCGTCACATCAATGCCGATATGTTCCACGTTGTAGCGACACGTGAACTCTTCAATGACTCTGGCCTGTTCTTCAAACTCCAGCCCCTGAACGCGTCGCGTCTCCACCGTTCGAAAACGGCCACCAGGAACAGACGGAGGAACCACCACGGACACAGCGCCGCTGTCGCCGTTGCCACTGCTGCCGTTTGCGTCATACCCAATCCATACCGGACGATTCCCCATCGGGCGGGGAGCAAAAGGTTTCCAGTCTTTCCAGTCGTCGTATCCGTCAACACCGCAGCCAATCAGGATATTCAGGTTAAATGCCGATTCCCCTTCGCGGACAAACTCACACATATAGAGATTGAGGAACTCGTCTTCGGTGTTTTCATCACGAATTTCGTCGATATCGGTGTGTTTCCAGCCGTGATTAACCACATCTTCCAGCGTGACAATTTGCCGCCACGTCCGGTCAGGGCAGATAAGCCCGTTATGCAGCGTTTTCCAGTCCACAGAAAAACGCTGGCGTTTATGCGAGGCCTTTTTCTCGTTCCAGCGGTCGCCGTTCCAGTAGGCGTATGCCTCGTGCGTTTCGGTGGATGGCGTGGAGAAGTAGGTGCGCCGCAGTCCGCTGAGGGTTGCCATAGCGCCAGCCACCTTGCGCAGTTCAGCAAAGCGACTGACCCAGAAAAATTCATCAAAATAAAAATTGCCCGTATAGGACTGTGCCGACGCAGCAGAAGTGCCGAGAAAATGCAGCTCTGCGCCGTTGGAGAGGATGATTTTATCGCCCCCTTTCAGCTCCACATCAACTTCAGCCGCGGCCTTCTGAATAATGCTTTTAAACTGGAACGCCTGACGACGCGACGCAGACAAAAAAATCTGGTTACGCTGGTAAGGTTGCGCCACATCGTCACGCAGCGCCATCAGCAGAGCTTCCTGTGCAAAATACCAGGTCGCCCCAATCTGTCGGGATTTCAGGATCATCCTGTTACGTATCCCGGCTTCCCTGCAAAGGGTCAGGGAGTCAAACCAGCCCCGCTGATGCCACTCCAGCCTGCTGATGATTTTTTCCCGCAGCGCGGCAATCTGTTCCGGCGTGAAATGATTTTTGAGTTTTTTCGCCCGGCCTTTCTTTCCTGCGGCCATCACATCCGGCTGGCCATCATGCAGCTTTTTAAGCTGCCGGGTCAGCAGGTCTATTTCCTTAAAGTCACCGCCTGTTTTATTCTGTTTTTCAGTAAGCTGGATGAGGCGCGCATCGATGGACTGCGTGACACGCTGCACGGGTGGCGTTTCATCCCACTGGTCGCGTTTTTTCCACGCATAAATCGTGTTCGGGTTTATTCCCATCAGACGTGATATTTCTGCGGGCGGATAACCCTGCCAGTAAAGTTGCCGCGCACGCTGGCGCACAAAAGCGTCCTGAATCATTGCTCCCCCTGAGTAATTACAGGAAGATTACCCGCGCGCGAAACTGTTCTCCTTAACCCCCTGTTCTGGCCGTTTTCTTACAACAAAAGCCCTTTGTATCAGCCTGTTACGCTTTGCCATCATGACTGAAGAACCAGTCAGAGGGGCAAAACTATGGCTAATGAAAAAAAGACATCCCGCAAAAAGTTTCGCGTGGCTGTCTCCGGATCAACTGTTGATGGCCGTGAAATCAGTCCGGTGCATCTGCGTGAAGCCGCCGAGAACTTCAACCCGGATGTTTACGCTGCCCGCGTGAACGTTGAGCACTATCTCTCGCCATGCCCGTCAAGCGAATTTTCCGCAATGGGCGATGTCACCGCACTGAGTACGGAAGACATTACGGAAGGTCCGCTGGCCGGACGTACTGCGCTGTATGCAGAAATCGAACCGACCGAGCGCATGAAGCAGCTTGTCGCTGACGGCAAGAAAATCTATTCCAGTATCGAACTGCACCCGCAGTTCTCCGTTAACGGGCGCGCCTATCTGGTCGGGCTGGCGATGACCGACACCCCGGCAAGCCTGGGCACTGAGCGCCTGAAATTCACGGCACAGCAACGTCAGGCGGTGATGACGTTCAACAGTGTCCAGGGTGAAGCACCGCTTATCTCCGAAGCCATCGAGTCTGAAATCATCGAAATGGCAGAACAACGCCAGGAAGAAGGCACCCAGTGGTTTAACCGCGTAATGGGGATTATTGGCCGTGGCCGCAAAGCGGATGACGCCAGTTTCTCCCGCATTCAGGAAGCGGTGGAAGGCGTCGCAACGTCACAGGCCGACATTATCGACCGTTTTAATGCACTGGAAACCCGCCATCAGCAGGACAGCCAGAAAATCACTTCACTGACCACAGAGCTGGCAGCACTGAAGGAAAAACTGCGCACGCAGGACGGCGATCCGCAGAACCGGTTCACCGCAACGGGCGCAGCCTCCGACCAGCTGGCTGACTTCTGATAAGACAAAGGAGCAAATTTTTTATGAATCTGGTGATGTCAGATATTACCCGCAACAAGCTGGGTTGCTATATGGCGCAGCAGGCGTCGCTTAACAATATCCCGGTTTCCGCACTGGTATCGCGATTTACCGTGGAACCCTCGGTACAGCAGCGTTTTGAAAACGCCTCAAAGGAAAGCACCGAATTTACAAAAAGAATTAACGTGATCGGCGTGACCGACCAGAAAGGCGAAAAAATCCTCCTGGATACCACCGGGCCGATTGCGCGCACGAATACCAGTTATGACGGCACAAAACGCCGTAACCCGAATAACGTGGTTGATCTGAAAAACCGCAAATACCAGTGCGAACAGGTGAACTACGACACGTTTATTTCATATCCGCAGCTTGATGCCTGGGCGGCACACCCTGATTTTCAGTCCCGCATCAGCGCACAGATTGCCCGACAGGTGGCACTTGACCGCATCATGATCGGTTTCAACGGCACGTCTCACGCGGATGAGTCTAACTTCAGCACCAACAAGTTGCTTCAGGACGTTAACGTGGGCTGGCTGGAGCACATCAGAACCGACGCCAGCGAACGCGTTATGAATAACGTGACGCTGACCTCCCGTAACATGGACAACACCGTGGCGCACGCGGGTAAGTATGCGAACGCTGATGCACTGGTACAGGACGCGCGCTCATCCTTGCTGGATGAATGGCACAAGGAAGCTGACGACCTCGTGGTGATTATGGGGCGCAACCTGTTTAACTCGCTGCGTCTGCCCGTGCTGAACAGCATCAGCGGCCAGAATCCCAATGCGGAATTACTCGCCGGGCAGCTCATTCTGTCATCGCGCACCATTGGCGGGCTGGGCGTGTTCCTTGCGCCGTTCTTCCCGGATTCAACGATGCTGATCACCTCGTTCAACAATCTGTCGATTTACTGGCAGAAAGGTTCAATGCGTCGTCTGATGAAAGACGAACCGGAATACAACCGCATCGCCACCTACCAGTCCATCAATGACGCTTATGTCGTTGAAGACTATGGCAAGTGCGCGATGGTCACTGGCCTGAAGTTCGCCGACAGCTAATCAACTCACGGCGGGCATCATGCCCGCCTGTAACGGAGAGAAAAAATGATTACTCCTGCACAGCAACACTGGCAGAACGTGATGGCACAGCGCGCAGGCCGGGCGAATGAAGGCGTGGACCACGCCGCGCGTACCGCGCATGAAGAGGTGCTGTATCGTCTGCGTCTGGCACAGGCCCGGCTTAAGGGCGTACAGGCAAGAAGCGCGAAAGCCGCCATCAAAAAAGAGTTGTTGCCGGATTTTTCCGGCTGGATTGAGGGAACGCTGGAGGCTGACGGCGGGCAGCAGGACGAAGTGATTGCCACGCTGATGGTGTGGGCGATTGACTGCGGCGATCTTCCGCTTGCGCTGCGTATTGGTGCGTATGTGGTCCGTCACAACCTCATCATGCCGGATAACTTTGGCCGTACTGCTGCCACGGTACTGACCGAAGAAATCTGCAACCCGGTATTGACGCAGGCCGGGACGGATGCCGACGCGGATTTGTCCACCTTTATCGAACCACTGGACACACTTTGGGAAATTGTCGCCAACCAGGATATGCCGGACGAAGTGCGCGCCAAATTATGCAAGGCGTGCGCCTTTGCCCGCCGTGGCCTGAGCGATGCGGACAGCATGGCCTCATCACTGAAGCTGCTGCGCGAAGCGATGCACCTGAACCCGAACGCAGGTGTGAAACGCGAGATTGCAACCCTTTCCCGCGCCCTGAAGAAAGCTGATTCCGCAGCCGAACCAGAAGACGCCAGCGCACAGCAGGCGCAGGACGAAAGCAGCAAAAGTAAAAAGACAACGCGGAAGCCTGCAACACGAAAAACCACCGCGACGCAGAAGGCGAAGCGCGGTTAACGACTGACCCCGTCAGCGGGCGGCGTGCGCGGTGTTCCGGTTTGACTCCGTGACCGTTTACACCGCGCACCCACCGCCCGATTTTTTTCAGGAGTGAACCCCATGAGTATGGTTGCCAGAACTGAACCCAGACCCGCAGAGGACGACATCACCGATACCGATGATGGCGATACCCGCATTTCAGCGGGTGCATTCTGGCCGGATATTGTGCTGCGCGAGCTGCGTCTGGCGGTACGACTGCCGGGCCGCGTGACCACCTCCCGCCTGCTGCATACTGCCACCGGGGCTGTGGCACACGTTACCCGCGAGCTGGAAGCATGGCAGCAGGAACAGCAGGCAGCTGGCCATCAGACGCTGGCCGATGTTCCGGCACCCGTAATTAACGGAGAAAGCGTCAATCTCTGGCACTGGCGCAATGCTGTTTATACCGCCACGCGCGCCCTGATTCTGGAGCGTTATCGTGATGCAGACACAACGGACAAGGGCGACCGCCGGGCGGACGCTCTGGATATACAGACATCGGATTTGTGGCGTGATGTGAGCTGGGCCATCTCTGACATTCTGTGCCGCCCGCGAATCTTTGCGGAGTTGTGCTGATGAAAGTGAAGGCACTGGAAGGCGACACCGTGGATTCGCTCTGTTTCCGGTACTACGGCACGACGCAGGGCGTCACCGAAAAGGTGCTGGATGCCAACCCCGGACTCTGTCAGCAGGTATTTCTGGACGCCGGGCAGGAAGTTGAGATGCCGGAGCCGGAGAAGAAGAAACGAGAAATGATTCAGTTGTGGGGGGAGTAGCAGTGAGCACCATTCAAACAGGGATCACAGAGCAGGTTATTGCGTGGCTCTTTGACCACCTGCCAACGGTGTATGCAGTAGGCGCGGCGGTCAGCATTTCCGCGCTGATGAGTCTTTATGACGGACGAACACTGGTTCAGACCGTAACGGGATCGCTGGCGTGCGGCGTTCTTGCCATGGCCGTGGCCGGGTCGTTGCGCTTCTTCGGGTTTCCTGAAGATGCCGTGACGTTTATCGGCGCATCAATCGGTTTTATGGGTGCAGAGAAAGCACGCGACAAGGTTATTGCGGCCTTTAATCGCAGGGTGAAGGAGAAGGACGAATGAGCAACACATTTAAATTCAGCAGCCGGAGCGAAAAGAATTTGCAGGGCGTAAATCCTGATCTGGTGAAAGTGACCCGACGGGCACTGGAAATCTCGGAAGTGGATTTTGGTATCACCGAAGGGTTGCGCAGCCGTTACCGCCAGAAGCAACTGGTGGCCACGGGTAAGAGCCAGACCATGAACAGCCGCCACCTTACGGGGCATGCCGTGGATGTTGTGGCTTATATCGGCAGCCAGGTGTCATGGGAATGGCCGCTGTACGAAAAAATCGCAGCAGCATTCAGACAGGCCAGCCGGGAACTGAATATTCCGGTGGAATGGGGCGGCGACTGGAAGACTCTGAAAGACGGACCGCATTTTCAGTTACCACACGGAGCCTATCCGGCATGAAGCTCTGGCCCACGCTTGGCGTCGCTTTCCTTCTGATTGCCGGATGGGGAACATCCATGCGTCTGTCGTGGTCGCTGGGCCGGGAGAACGCCAGAAACGAAGCGCAGGCCAGCACCCTGAAAAGTACCGCCGACACCCTGAATATCATCAGCGCCGGGGTACAGGATATGCAGCAGGTGCTGGCGCAACTCCGCGTGGAAAATCAGCAACGCAATCAGGACGGAGAGGTAAGACGTGAACAGCTACGCAACGATATTGCAAAAGATGAATGCGCCCACGCTTTGCCTGACGCTCGTTTTACTGACAGGCTGCGCAGGCACGCAGAACGCGCCACTGCCAGCGCCGTCAGTCCGGCTTATACCGCAGACGCTGACCATACCGGTAACGCCTCCCCCCTTCCCTGATACTCCCACATGGGGAAATCTCGGTATATGGGGCGACCGCCTTCTGGATGCACTGGAAACCTGTAACGCGGATAAACGGGCCATTGAATTACTGGAACAGCGCAGGCTGCAACGACTGAACAACGAGGATAACAACCATGCTGAAAACTGATTCCCTGCGTGAAGCCATGACCCGTTCATGCCGATGGTGTCAGGCCAACCCGGAAAAATTCACCATTTTCGTGGAGAGCGGCAACATTGAAACGACCGGAGAAACGCCCTCGTTTGTTTACCGCTATCAGATGGTGATGTTTGTCATGGATTACGCCGGGGAGCTGGACGACCTCACGCTGCCGCTACTGGCGTGGTTATCCGAAAATCAGCCACAGTTGTTGCTCAATCCGGAGCGTAATCAGGACATCAAATTCTCCGCCGTTATCAATGACGATGACAGCGCCGATCTCCTGTTTACGCTCCCCCTGCGGGAACGCGTTCGCATCACGCGCAGCAGTCAGGGCACACCGCAGGCAGAACACCTGCCTGAGCCAAAACCCCGCCAGCCATCTTCCGAAGGCGACTGGTCGCATGTATTCCAGGATGTGACGTGGGGTGAAAGCGATGGATAAGGCATTCACCCGCGTGGATGAAACCTTTGAGGCCATCCGCGACAGCCTGAATCAGCAGGCCATCAATAACATCGCCAGAAAGCTGGCACAGGATTTACGCCGCGCCCAGCAGGCGCGTATCCGGTCACAGAAAGCGCCGGACGGGACCGCGTGGACACCACGCAGACGCCGCGTACCCCGGATACAGGAACGCATTCGCTTTATCTGGAATAACGAAGCACGCACGCTGAAAAACTGGCATCACGACACGGGGAAATACGGGCGAACCATTACCGGGTGGGATGAGGATAAAAACAATATCCGCACGTTTTACCGGGATGACATCGACCGTTTTCTGGAAATACGCACCCGGCGCATCAACCAGGACAGCACAAAGCGCGTCCCCATGTTCGTAAAACTGCGCACCGCCCGCTACCTGAAAGCCCGTGCAGATGCTTCCGGTGTGACGGTGGGTTACAGCGGCGTGGCCGCACGTATTGCCCGCGTTCATCAGTTCGGTGAGCGCGATCAGGTTGCGCCGGGCATTTTCACCGATTACCCGGTACGTGAGCTGTTGGGTATCAGCCAGGCAGATGAGCGCCTGATTTATAACACGGTGCTGGGCCGGATTGCGGAGGCTGTACGGTGAGCGCAGAACTCATGCGACTGCTGAGCAACATCATCCGTACCGGGATCATCTCTGAAGTTGATGAGGAATCCTGGTGCGTGCGCGTTCGCAGCGGCGAACTGGAAACAGGCTGGCTGCGCTGGAACACCACGCGCGCGGGAGCCTTCAATGTGTGGCTGCCGCCATCACCAGGCGAACAGGTGGTAATTGCCTGCATTGGCGGCAACCCGGAAACCGCCATGATAATTGGCAGCCTGTGGAGTGATGCCAGTCCGGCCCCCGGCAAAAGCCTGAAAGAAATCGTGATCAGCGCGCCGGATGGCGCGGTGTTCCGCTACGACGCGGACGCAGGCGCACTGAGCGCCAGCGGCATGAAAACGGCCACTTTACAGGCATCCGTCAGCGTGACACTGGACACGCCCGTCGTGGAATGCACAGACCTTCTGAGAACAGCGACGCTTGACGTCACAAAAGGAGGAAAGATGAGCGGCAATATCACGCACAGCGGCGGCGATTTCACCTCAAACGGCATCACAGTGCATACGCATAAACACGGTGGTGTTAAAGGTGGCAGCGATTCGACAGGAGGCCCGCAGTGACAACCCGCTACACAGGAATGAACCCGGACGGAACGGGAAACCTGAATGATATGGAGCACCTGAAACAGTCAGTCAGGGACATCCTGACCACCCCGCTGGCCAGCCGGGTTATGCGACGGGAATATGGCAGCCTTGTGCCTGATTTGATTGACGAACCCATGAATAACACCACGCGTCTGCAATGCATGAGTGCTGCCGTGATTGCGCTGACACGATGGGAACCCCGCATTGCCCTGGATTCCATCGATGTTGTCTGGAAAGCGGGAGGCCGCGCCGGGGTGACACTGTCGGGCACTGTCATGCAGACCATGCAGAATGTTGAGTTAACCATCACGCTGAGGGAGTAAATCATGCCCGCCGTTGACCTTTCCCAGTTACCGGAACCCGCCATCATCGCGGAGCCTGACTTTGAAGCAATTCTGGCTGACACAAAAGCCATGATGATTGCGTCCTATCCCGCCGAACAGCGTGAAGCCGTTTCCGCCGCGCTGGAGCTGGAATCGGAACCCCTTAACGTTATCGCTCAAACCATGTCGTTTCGTGAAATGCTGTTACGCCAGCGGGTCAATGAGGGTGCACGCGCCTGCATGTTAAGCCACAGCGCCGGGACAGACCTGGACAACCTCGCAGGCAATATGAACACAAAGCGCCTGGTTATCACTCCGGCAACGGATACCACCGACGCGATGATGGAAAGCGACACCTCGCTGAGGCTGCGGGCGCAACGGGCGTACGACGGCCTGAGTGTTGCTGGCCCGTCAGGTGCATACGAGTATTTTGCCCGCAGCGCCAGCGGTCTGGTGCGTGATGCGCGGGCTATCAGTCCGTCTCCGGCAAATGTGACGGTTTCCATCCTGTCCACTGAAGGCGACGGCACAGCAACGGAGGCGTTGCTTAATACCGTTCGCGCCGTTCTGAATGCAGAGGATACCCGCCCGGTGGCCGACCGCCTGACCGTACAGAGTGCCAGAATCGTGACATGGCGGCTGAATGCAAAACTGTACTTTTACCCCGGCCCGGAATCCGAACCTATTCTGGCCGCGGCTGAATCGTCGTTCAGGAAGTGGCTGGCTGAGCAGGGGCTTATCGGTCAGGACGTGGCGTTGTCCGCCATTGCTGCCGCACTGCATGTGCACGGTGTGCAACGCGTGGAGATAATCGAACCCACACAGAATATGGCCATCAGCGACATACAGGCGGCGCGCTGTGAGTCATTCACCATCAGCGAAGGTGGGCGTAATGAGTAATTCACTGTTACCGCCATCAGCCAGCAATTTCATGCGTTGTGCCGAAGCTGTCGGAGCGCGCATTACAGACATCCCGGTAGACCTCAACACGCTGTGGTCGCCGGACACCTGCCCGGTGCATCTGCTGCCTTATCTCGCCTGGGCATTTTCCGTTGACCGCTGGGATCGCAACTGGCCGGAAGAGACAAAGCGACAGGTGATTCGTGATGCATGGCTGATACACCGACACAAGGGAACCATCAGCGCACTGCGCCGGGCCATTGAGCCGCTGGGATACCTCATTCGTGTGTCTGAGTGGTGGGAGTTCGGCGGAGAACCCGGAACATTCAAGGTTGATGTTGGCACGCTGGACAGTGGTGTGACCGAGGAAATGTATCTGGAAATGGAACGGCTGATTGCCGACGCCAAACCCGCAAGTCGCCACCTTATCGGCCTGAACATTATCCAGGACATTCCTGGCTATCTGTATACAGGCGGTGTGGTCTGTGATGGTGATGTTATTACTGTTTATCCCGGATAAGTGAGAAACAATGAGCACGAAATTTAAAACCGTTATCACTACTGCCGGAGCCGCAAAGCTGGCAGCTGCCACTGTCCCCGGCGGGAAAAAAGTAACCCTGTCTGCAATGGCCGTGGGTGACGGTAATGGCAAATTGCCGGTGCCGGATGCCGGTCAGACGAAACTGGTGCATGAGGTCTGGCGTCACGCTCTGAATAAAGTCAGCGTGGATAATAAGAATAAAAACTATATCGTGGCTGAACTGGTTGTACCGCCCGAAGTGGGCGGCTTCTGGATGCGTGAGCTTGGTCTGTATGACGATGCCGGAACACTGATTGCGGTCGCCAACATGGCGGAAAGCTATAAGCCTGAACTGGCTGAAGGCTCCGGGCGTGCGCAGACCTGCCGCATGGTTATTATTGTCAGTAACGTGGCGTCCGTTGAGCTGAGTATTGATGCCAGCACAGTGATGGCGACGCAGGATTACGTCGATGACAAAATCGCAGAACATGAGCAGTCCCGCCGCCATCCTGACGCCACGCTGACAGAAAAAGGTTTTACTCAGTTAAGCAGTGCAACAGACAGCACCAGTGAAAGGCTGGCAGCAACGCCAAAAGCGGTCAAGGCAGCAAATGACAACGCAAATTCACGTCTGGCGAAAAATCAGAACGGTGCAGATATCCAGGATAAATCAGCTTTTCTGGACAATATTGGTGTTACCAGCCTGACGTTTATGAAAAACAATGGCGAAATGCCGCTTGATGCTGATCTGAATACATTTGGTCCCGTTAAGGCTTATCTGGGGATCTGGTCTAAAGCTACCTCAACTAACGCAACACTGGAGAAAAATTTCCCGGAAGATAATGCTGTCGGTGTGCTTGAGGTTTTTGCTGCCGGCAATTTTGCAGGTACGCAACGCTTCACCACGAGAGACGGCAATGTATACATACGCAGACTCGCCAATAAGTGGAATGGCTCTGATGGTCCGTGGGGCATATGGCGTCACACTCAATCAGCTACCCGCCCTTTGAGTACGACTATAGACCTGAATACGCTTGGAGCCGCCGAGCATCTTGGTTTATGGCGTAACAGTAGCTCGGCTATAGCTTCATATGAACGCAATTATCCAGAGGAAGGCGGCTTTGCTCAGGGGACGCTTGAGATCCTCGAAGGCGGGAATTATGGAAGAACGCAACGTTATACCACTCGCCGTGGAAATATGTACGTCCGCTGCCTTGCGGCAAGCTGGGATGCATCAAATCCGCAGTGGGAACCGTGGTTAAGAGTCGGTCATCAGTCAGAGAGTCGTTATTACGACGGGGATTTGAATGATGTGACTTCACCAGGTATTTACAGCGTTACAGGTAAAGCGACCAACGGTCCAGTACTGGACGGAAACGGCGTGACAGTCCTCGGTATTCTGGAAGTGTTGAGGCGCTTTGATGGTGTTAACGTATGGCAGCGTTATACAACTGCCGGAACAGGTACAACCCTTAAAGGTCGCACGTTTGAGCGCGTTTTTACCGGCAGCTCATGGAGCGAATGGCGGGAAGTTTACACATCTTATTCACTTCCCCTGAATCTGGGCATCGGTGGCGCAGTGGCAAAACTATCCAGTCTGGACTGGCAGACCTACGATTTTGTGCCGGGCAGTCTGATAACCGTTCGGCTGGATAATATGACCAATATTCCCGACGGTATGGACTGGGGCGTCATTGATGGCAACCTGATAAACATCGCAGTTGGTCCGAGTGATGATTCCGGTACGGGGCGCTCAATGCATGTATGGCGCAGCACTGTAAGTAAAGCGAACTACCGCTTTTTTATGGTGCGTATTTCAGGAAATCCGGGAAGCCGCACGATCACGGCAAGACGAGTACCAATCATTGACGAAGCCCAGACATGGGGCGCGAAACAGACATTCAGTGCTGGCCTTTCTGGCGAACTGTCCGGCAATGCGGCGACAGCAACAAAGCTGAAAACAGCCTGTAAAATTAATAACGTTTCGTTTGATGGTACATCAGATATTAACCTGACGCCGAAAAATATTGGTGCATTTGCTTCAGGAAAAACAGGAGACACCGTTGCGAATGATAAAGCCGTTGGATGGAACTGGAGTAGCGGAGCCTATAACGCAACTATTGATGGGGCATCAACGTTAATTCTTCATTTTAATATCGGTGAAGGAAGTTGCCCCGCCGCCCAGTTCCGCGTTAATTATAAGAACGGCGGTATTTTTTATCGTTCTGCTCGTGACGGTTACGGATTCGAGGCTGACTGGTCTGAGTTTTATACCACAACGCGAAAACCTACAGCGGGAGATGTCGGTGCACTGCCGTTATCTGGTGGTCAATTGAATGGTGCACTGGGTATCGGAACATCCAGTGCTCTTGGCGGTAATTCGATTGTTTTGGGTGATAATGACACGGGCTTTAAACAAAATGGCGATGGTAATCTGGATGTTTATGCTAATAACGTCCATGTTATGCGCTTTGTTTCCGGCAGCATTCAGAGTAATAAAACCGTAAATATTACGGGGCGCGTTAACCCCTCGGATTACGGCAATTTTGATGGCCGATACGTGAGGGATGTCCGACTTGGCACACGTGTTGTTCAGACCATGCAAAAAGGCGTGATGTATGAGAAATCAGGCCATGTAATTACCGGGCTTGGCATTGTCGGCGAAGTTGATGGCGACGATCCGGCAGTATTCAGACCAATACAAAAGTTAATTAACGGAACGTGGTACAACGTGTCACAGGTGTAATTTATGCAGCATTTAAAAAACATTGTCGCTGGCAATCCAAAAACCGTTGAGCAATATCAGCTAACAAAAAATTTTAATGTTGCCTGGCTGTGGTCAGAAGACGGAAAAAACTGGTATGAGGAAGTGAAGAACTTTCAGCCGGACACAATAAAAATTCTTTACGACGAGAACAATATTATTGTGGCCGTAACCAGAGACGCTTCAACACTGGACCCTACAGGCTACAGCGTTGTCGAAGTTCCCGATATCACCGCCAATCGTCGCGCCGACGATTCAGGAAAGTGGCTGGGGGGGGGGGGGGGGGGGG